TCAAACTTGATGTCTGTTAGACGACGTTTTGCAATGGTTGTCATTCTAGTTCCTCGGCAGTTGCCATAGCACCAATGGACACGCCATTGATATCACCGGATTTAACACCTTGCCACAAAGCCTCTCCAGTCTCACTTTCAGGGAACTTCCACCATTGCAACCATGTACCTTTCTGCACCTCAACACCATTATCTAGTGTAAAGTCAGCAGGAGAGATAAACGATTGAACGACAGTAGCTTCTTGAGTCTCAACTTGGTGGAATAGGTTTGCAACACGGCAATGTTCATTGTAGTTCTCACAAGCTTTCTCAACTTCAACCGCTGTATACGTGTCACCGTGGAGGTCAACAACATCTGGTTCAAGTACAACGAACAAAGCCTTGCGGTCTTCTTCGTCTAGAGCTTTAGTAACTTCAACTTGTACTGGAGACTCTTGCGAGCCTCCAAAGTGTTTTTCAATTAGTTCAGCGAGTGCATCAACGAATTTCATTGTGGCTCCTTATGCGTTGTTTGCAGCAGCATTGTCTCTACCAGAAGCTTTCTTAGAAGCACCATTACCACCGCCAGCTTTCATTCCGTCACCTGCTTGGCTATCGCCTCCCATGATTTCTTCTTTGTCAACTGGCTCATCTGGTTTCTTAGGTACAACTTTGATAGATTCACGAATCTTGTTCGCCATATCGCGGTCAAGTTCCAGAGCGCCAACACTACCCATACGTTGAATGGCTTTGGAGAATTCATCCAAGTCAACTTCGTCAAGATCACCGTAGCACAGTTTAGGCAGTTCTTTCGCTGTTAGGATTTCTCCGTTAAGAGCAAAGAGTTGTGGGATCAGATCGTTGTTGAGCGTGTCTTGAATCTCTTTCAGACGGGCTTCAATAGCCATCGCCATAATGTTTGTTTTTGCACCAGCAAGCGAGTACGATCCAACTTGATCCTGACCCATCTTCAACATGTCAGCAAACAACACCATTAGGATTTTGTTATCCCAACGCTTGATGATTACGTCTGTGTCGTACATCTTTCCACCTTGGGTAGAAGTCAGTTCGAACTTGAAGAGAGGTTGACGACTCTCTGGGTCAAATGCCTGTGGCAAGATCAAACCAGATTGTTCGTTCATTTGGATGTTGCGGATAACGTTCTTGTAGTATTCGAAGATTGCCTTCTCACTATCAGATGCGTCTTCACTCATATAGCGTGGTGGAAGATACAGAGTTGGCATACCGTTCATGTCACGTGTGACACCGATAGCTTCCTGTTCTTCAATCTGTCTACGGAAGAGCCAAGCGTTGTAGCAACCACGTAGAGGACTGTTGCCTTCTGGGTTATCACGCTTTGCGTCCACACGGAACAGCATAAATTTCTTACGTGGGATTTGAATGATGCCGTTTTGACTCAGGTTGAAGTAACGATCCCCGTTCTGAACGCCCGCTAGAGACTGTTCAAGACCGACTAGATCACGACCGTCGTCACTGTATACCCAACGAGAGATTGTGTCCTGAGAGCGAACTGGGAGCTTCCTAACGCCAATCTTGTTGTCGTTGTAAGAAGAACCAGATTCAAATGTACGACGACGATATACTTTCTCATGAACAGAGAAGCCATACGTGTACATGCTTGTCACCTCACGAATGAAGTCAGCAAAGCTGTGTTCCATATCGTTGATAACAGACTCAAGGAATTCTCCGCGAGCTTTCATTGCAGCATCTGGTTCAATTCCCAGATCAACACTCCAATCCACACGACTGATCATCATCTCAACAAGAGAGATGGCAGACTTGATTGTAGCGTCTTGGGACATTGTACGGAAGGTTTTACACGCCTCTGGGAACCTAAGTTCACGGCGATTCTCTTCTGCTACATGTCCACCATATTGTTTAAGTCCAATAGCACCAATCTCACCAAGGCGAAGTCTGGGCATCGGAGCAGCTACTTTCTCAACTTTTCTCTTAGCCATTAATCCTCACCTTATCTGTAGAATGCGAATGGGTTAGTCTGTGTCATAATTGGGACCGAGAAGTCAGGAAGATATTGTTCAGACGATAGTGCGTGGAAGGCATCAGATGTGGCGTCCACTTGGTCGTCTTTAATATTCTTACTACCGTCAAACCTTTCAAGTTCAAGTAGGTAATCCTTCGTCCAGTCAGCCTCTACAATCTCAATGTTGCCAGCTTCTGCTGTTGCAGCAAAAGGAGCAAATCGAGTGACCTTAGATTTGTTAGTTGTTTTCATGCGAGCATAGAAGCCATGATCTGCCAAGTCACGAATGAGTTGAGCAGCGTAAGCTTTACCGGCAGCACCGGGGTCGCATGGAACGATAATTTGTACATCGTCACCATCGTGTCTTGCAGTTTCCAGAATCATGTCGAATACACCACCATGACGACGGCGATCACGAACAACATCTTCAACTGTAAAGATTCCCATCTTGTTTCTGCTCATGAGTACACCAGCAGTCCAGTCAGGGTTACGGTTAGTTTCGGATTCAACAGTACCGCTGATATCCCACGCACGTACACGCTTAATAGAAGCGATGTCACGTTGGGTTACCATGTTGCACCATTGGGATTTGAAGTAGCCTGTACCTTCGGCACGTGCTAGCCAGCTTCCATAAAGCAAACGTGCTTTCTCAACACGACCTAATCCTTCAAGCCAACCAACATACTCGGGTTGTGCTTTACATAGAACTGGGTTGTCGTAGACGTTAGCTGCAATGAATTTGAAGCTGAGTGGTTTAACTTGGTCTTCATGATCGTGGGCTAGATGCGGCTTGCCATACTTCTCAATCAACTCTGCCTTCGTATCACCCCACATCATCTTTCCATCCATCTTGAGGAAGTAACGGACAACGCCGTCTCTCTCAGGAAGAGGAATTCCTGTTTCAGGATCAAGCCACCAGTCCAACCAATGACGCAGGAACGAACCGTAGTCAGGGTTGCAAGTGATCTTCATGTGAGGTTTAACTTCTGGACACTTAGGGTTACGCATACGAGAAGTGAGGTATTCAACCATCATTTCTTCGAACTGTTGGCCTTCGTCCACAAGGAAGTGGTTTACTTCCCAACCTTGGAAGTTCTCAGTGTCTTTTGGGTTTTCGAAGTGACGGAGGTAAATTCTAGCTCCGTTAGAGAAGAGGAAGTGGTGTTCTTTATCACGCCATCTTACCTTTGGATCAATCAGCTTAAAGAGTTCTTCGGCTTTCTCTTGGAGTCCACCCGGACCTTTAAGTTGTGGAGTTGTACGTCTTACCATACAACCACGGAATTTTGGATACTGGACGTGTTTAAGGAAATCCATAACACCCAGATAACTTTTGCCTGCTCCAGCAGCTCCACCAAATACGGTAATATCTGCTTCGCTGTGCATGAAGTCATATTGCTTTTTAGACTTTGGCCCGATAACGTTAGGGTCCAAGTCAAAGACCATATCGTCAGCCATTGCCTGTCCTCATTTTAGAAAATAATAAAGGGCGACCCCGAAGGGTCATCCCTGTTTTTCTTGCTAGAGAATTGCTCTCTATGTATATTATTGTACATCGGAATTGCCAGTTGTCAACCCCTAAGCATAACATTTATTGAAAATAGTTGTCAAGCTTTCAATGCAGCAATAATTGCGTTGATTTTTGCCTTGTTGATATTCGCCAGTGCCATAGTAGTTGCTGGGTCAGTGGCATCAGCCGTAGCGATTGCCGTTAGAGCTGTGATAGCAGCCGCTTGTCCAGCGTCAATGAACGCTCCAGCTTTGATGCCTTCCAGCAATCCAAGTTGGGCAACCAGTTTGTACTGTTCTGTTGGTGTTGTTAGAGCCATTAGATTGTTCCTTATATTAAGAGTTAGGTTTTGTAATGCAGGAGTTACGCAATGGCCTCTACATAAGCAGGGCCGACTCCCATAGCCCACAGGCCATCAATTGTCCCAGTAACAGTGACAACATCGTAAGGCTTCAAAAGGAAACCATTTTTAGAAGTTGCTACTGGTTGGGCAGCGATGTTCTGAATGTAGACGGTGTTGCCAGTTTTATTTTGGATTGTCACACTAGTACCAGCTACAATACCTGTGGCAGTATATAGGTTTTGGTATGCGACACCCGTAAGGTTTACATCAGGGATTGTAGCCATGTTTCATTCCTCGTTGTTAGTACGCAGCTACTGCTGCAAGTTGAGTCACTTTGATAGTCCCAGTCATAGGAACGTTTTGACTCGCATATACGGACACACGAATCTTAACTTCTGTTGCTGTGCCAGTAATCGCTGCTGCGGGAGTTTCTTGAATACCGCGAACGAGAACACTGCTCATTGGGAATCCATCTTGGTAACGGTCACAACACTTAACGTTGAATGTAGCACCATCCACGATACGAAGGTCCAAGCTTACGCCAAGACAACCAACCATTGTGAACTCAATATCAGCCACAGCTTTAACAGAGGCTGCTGTCTTTGCATCAGCCAGAGTAATCACCTGTTCAAAGGTGAACAAAGCTCCAGATGTTGTAGGAGTTCCAGAGAATGTAAACACTTGCTTCTCACCAACATCGGCTGCTTCCTTAGAAGCCACAACAGTCATACCTGTCCAAGAGCTACCAGCTACGGTGTAGCCTGTTGCCACGTTTCCAGTGGTGTTAGCAGAGCCGGACTTAGTACCTGTTGTCCCTGTTAGGAGAGCATTGGTATTGATAGGACCAAAGGTGTTAGTTGTGGAGCTGTATACTGTGGATTCTTTAGGTAGGATAGCTGGCGAAGTGAACAAATCTTTAATCACCTTTGCGATAGCTTCTCCGACGATACGGGCGCCAACTGGACTCCAGTGCAGGCCGTCTACTGTGGTGGCAGTGGTGTCAAGGAGTAGGTTGTAAACGTCTACAACACGCACACCAAGCGTTGGAAGGTAGGACTTGATCCATGCCCTCACTTGATCGTGAATGGCCTGCCTTGGAGCTGTCAGGACGTTTGCACCACCACGTGGAGACTCAGCAATGAATACGACGATCTTGCCAGCAGCTTGAAGCTTGGCAACAACGTTCTCAATATTCTGTTGTGTCTGAGCCAGCGTGAAGTCAGCGGTACGGTCGTTTGTGGAGATTAGGCAGACAACAACGTCAGCAGCAGAGGCAACCACAGAACCAACACGTGCAGCCCATTGAGTTGTAGTGTCACCACCAACTCCGAAGTTGAAAGCTGGATCGAATAGAATTCGTCCACCAGAGTATTGACCAAACCAAGAGGCGTAGCCGTAGTTCTCTGTAAACTTGTTTGGTGCTGTTCCACTTGAGCAGTTTGCTGTACGACTATCACCGTAGATTGCAACGTTACGGCGAAGTGGTTTAGTGGTAGAGGAACCTTTAGGGGCTCCACCAAGAGAGAATGTCATTATGTGGAATCCTTGTTTGGTGAATTGCAGAAACAAGAAAACCCTCACGAAGAGGGTAATCTAGACAAGACAGACTGCGTTGATAGCACGAAGCTATGTAGAGGTGGGTCAGTCGTCTGTGTTTGGTGCATTCTTGTGGTATCGAGCCACATCCTCTGGGGTTTCAATCCAGTGCTTCTACCTAGTTAGCTTAGAATGCGAATTGGTGCGGGATTAGGGAGTCGAACCCTAGTTCCTCGGGTGGAAGCCGAGAGTATTAGACCTCTATACGAATCACGCATGTTTGGAGCCATCTATGGGAGTTGAACCCATCTATTACTGGTTTGCAATCAGCACCCTAGCCGCTCAGGCAAGATGGACATAATTTGGTGGGCGACCTCGGACTCGAACCGAGAAGCTTCTGTTTCTAAGACAGAAAGGTAGACCAATTCCCTTCAATCGCCCAATAAACCTCTGGAGAACTGGCTATGACAATTTGGACATAAGAACCTTAGATTCTCAAGTCTGTCATCTAACCAGTTTTCGTTAATATGATCTACATCTAATGTAAGAGGGTTTCCCAGCCACTCTGGTGGTACTCCGCACTTTGAACAGATATGAGATACGCCCATTTCTATCATTGATCTTACCAGTAAATGTGATTTCTGTCTGTTGCCAGATTCTCTTAGAACCAGCACGTCAGCAGCTTTTGTCATCTTGTCAGGAAACTTCTTTCCTTTATTTGAAGCCTGTCCAGTAAAGTGGCTGGTATCAAGCCCAAGCTTCTTAATCCTTGCAGAATAGTGTGAGTGACTTCCTCCAGCAATCTTAACTCCCAAAGCCCTAAGCACATCGTATATGCACGTGCTGTTAGAAACTATGGTTGCTAGTTGTTCGTCGGTTGTCCTTGCCAAACTATTCTCCTAATTGGGGTGAGGTGCAGTTTCGATCTGCTTCAACGAGGTCACAGCTCGAAGGTAGTCCCAGACTACACAGCCTCACAGCTACATCATAAAATTGGTGGACCGTGCCAGAGTCAAACTGGCCCTTCTACGGTGCAAGCGTAGCGAACTATCGAAATTCTTACAGCCCAAAATTGGTCACTCGGGGTGGAGTCGAACCACCGCCACTTCGTTCCAAACAAAGTACGCTACCGTAACGCTTCCGAGAGATAAATCATTTACATCTTAATTGGTGGTTGTTCAAGGACTCGAACCTTGGATGTATCATTGTGCCGGGTTACAGCCGGTTCCGTTCGCCGCTACGGTAAAACAACCATTTAAATTGGCAGGCAATAGAGGATTCGAACCTCCCATCTT